CCTGCTAGTGAAGTTAGAGATGCGATGATCTCTTGGTCGATTTAAGCAGTGATCTCTTGTGCAAGAGCTTGCATGATTTCTGCTTCAACGTCTAGGCCATGCATTGCGTTTGCGTCTTGAGCTGCTTCAAAAGTCCAACGTGCACTTAGCTTACGTGTTTTCGCTTCAACAGTTTGCTTTAGTACTTGGATAGAAAGTTTCTTACCTGCTGTACCTTCAAGTGTTGCAGTTGCGTCTGCACGGTTAGTAGTTGCGTTACCTGAGTAACCTGTTGCGATTGCGAATGGGCTTAGTGCCTCATCACCTGCTGTTGCGCTGTCAAATGTTTCAGCGTAACGTACACGTAGTGTGTGGATTTGTCCAACTGGGCCAGTCATTGGCTGAACACCAACAATCTCGTTGGCAATAACAGTTGGCATAACACGACGAATCACTGGAAGAATAACTTTGTTAAGTGTTGCAATGTTACCTGCTTGAGTTGCACCAGTGGATGCGCTCTCTGAGAGATAACGCTTAGTGTTCTCAAGTGTTGTTTCCATCACTTTTGCTTTTGTTCCAGTTAGACCGTCAGTTAATGCTTCTTTGGTTGCATTCCAATTTTCAAATAATGCGTCCATAATTCGGTCTCCTTAACTTATACCGGCTAATTTACGAAGGTTTAAAATATTCGAATCAACTGCAGCTTCTGCTACATTTGATTTGTTTCCAGTGACTTCTTTTGCAGATTCACTAAGTACCTTCTTAGTTTTTTGTGGTTTAGCATCTTCTTTCAATACTGAAGGTAGATACTTGTTGAATGCGCTTTGTAAATCTGCTGTCTTAGTAGATTCAAGTAGTGCACCCATAATTTCTTTTTGTTGCTTTGAAAGTGGCGCCATCATTTCGTTGAGTGCGTTTTTACGTGCTGCTTTGTCTGCTGCAATGCGAGCATTACGTGCAGATTCTTGTAGCTGAACTTCTTTCGCTGCTACGGCTTTATTTGCTTCATCAAGTTTAACTTTCAGATCGTTCATTGCTTTGTTTAGTTTTGCAACTTCAGTACCTTCATTAAGGTAGCTGCTCATAAACTCTGCTGCGAAAGTTTCGAAGATTTTGCGTCCGAATGTGTTTTCTTTAGCAACTTGGATATCTTCTCTTAGTGTTGTTAACTCAGACTTGATTGCATTTTCTAGTACTTTATTAACTTTTTTCGCTGCGTTTTCAACAAACTCACGTTTGGTTTGATTGATGACTTCTTTGCCTTCTTTAATCATTTTGACCTTCGCTTCAACTAGTGAGCGTTTGTCTTCATGAAACTCATTGAGCTCTTTGGTAAGTTGCTCAAGAACAAAACCCTCTAGTTGAGTCATGTTCGATGCTTGAGCTTTACGATCTTCGCGAAGTTCTTTAATTTCTTTGCGAAGTGCATCCATTACAAACTCATCAAGAACTTTTGAGTGTTCTTTCATGTGCTTGCGGTATGCAACACGATCTTCTGCCACTTTAGCTTTGTCTTGCTTGAACTCATCGAGTTCTTTTGCAATAACTTCGCCAATCATTGAATCCATTGCTTCTACGATTTGCTCTTTGTCATTTTCATAACGTTGTGCAAATTCTTCACGTAGTTCTGCAGCAATTTCTTCACGTGCTTCAGTTAGCTTAGTTTCCCATGCTTCACTGATTGAAGATCTTACCTCTTCGGAGAGCGTACTTGAGCTTAATAGTTCATCCATTGCATGAGCCATATTAATCTCTCCTATACTTCAGGTTTTTAATAAAATTTGTCACCTCTTCCTGGAGATAACGTTGTGCTCTGTTGTCGTGTCCTGCTGCGCTAGCGACATCCATTAGTACATTACCCCGTCTATGATTCATAATTCTTTCATAGATTGGATCGGGATATGCATCCGGAGCACTTGGATTTGCAACTATGTCTACAGTAATAATTTCAAAATCTTTAACTATTCCGCTTTCATTTACATTGCCGCTGCCTCTGCTTGACACGCCTAGTTTTACTCCACTTTCCAATAAGGTTTTACAAATGTTTCCCATTGGAGTTGGTAGAATTTTTAGCTTACCGATACCGTTTGCACCTGAAATATCCATCTCTGTGATCATGTGTGATACACGGTCAAGATTGATATTAAGGTCATCTGGGTGATCAGCTTCGCCTAATACACTGTATCCATTTTTAATTTTTTCATTGATAGCTTTAACAGCTTTATGAATTTCTTCTTTGGTATAGATACGGTTATTCTGATTGCGTACATCGCCTTCAATAAAGATACCTTTCATGTACAGGCTTTTGCCACCGTTAGCTTCTTCAATAGCTTCGGTGACAATGTTTGCCTGACTAAATGTTAAGTGCTCTTTTAGGCTAGTATACATATTACTTCATCTCTCTTTTTGGAGCAGGAGCTGCTGATAAATCGCCAGCTTCTTGAGGACCAGTTACGCCCATGTCTTTTGCAGCTGGTGCGCTTCCGCCTTTTTCTTCCGAAGTGTCTGTTGCATGTGCTTTTGCATCGTTAGGTGCTTTTGCATTACTTGCAACTGGACTTGCTTTGTCACTGTTATCACTGTGTGAAACATTAACCGCTGTCAATGTTGCGCCTTCTTCCATAGGCTCAACTGATTCTTCCATTTCTGGCTCTTCTTCAGCTTCTTCGTCGCCCATTAAGTCTGCAAATGCTGCACGTAATTCTGCAATTGCGTCTTCAACATTATCCATGGCTTCTTCTGCATCAGGTGCTTCTTCTGCTTCGTCGTCCATGCTAATAGCTAGATCCATTTCTGGTTCTGCCATTTCTTCGTCGTCCATGTCCTCATCGTCCATGATTTCTTCATCTTCGATTTCTTCTTCAGCTGTTTCGATGTCACTAAGGAAATCTTCTTCATCGTCAGATGCGTTAATCGCTTCTTCGACTTCTTCGTCCTCGCTATCATCATCAGCTTCATCAAGATCGATAGTTTCGTCTAAGTCTTCTTCAGAAATCTCGTCTTCAACAATTTCATCGTCTTCTGTGATACTTGCCCAATGGTTTTTGGCTTTCTCAACGAATACATTGTGAAGAAGATCCGCAGCTTTGTCCTGCTCGTCATTGACAAGATACTCAAGAACCTTAACTAAAGATTCCTTGTGTTTGCTCATATCTTTCTCCTTAAAAAATTACAGGCTTACCAAGATGGTTTACATCTATATTTACACAACCAAGACGTTTTACTTGATAAAAGGCCCAAAAAATGGGTATTTTATGACATCATTGTCATGATAAGTAAAAAATGCACTGAAAAAAGTTAAGAACTTGCTGGTCTATTATAGATTTTTTTGAAAGTTTCTGTTCTTTTAGCATGTTCTACGTTGTGTATCTCTCTTTGCTTTCTCAAACGATTTAAGTGTTTGAGTGTAAGACGACTTTTTCTTACATCATCAATTTCGCGATTATTGTAATTGTCATCTTCAGCTTCATAATATTCTTTTAAAAATTCTACGTCACGCATTTTGATCTCCTGCAGGTGTTTCTGCATTTTCTGCTCC